GTATAAATTGATCTTCTACATCCATTATTGATATTCCCACATATATGCTATATCTCCATATTCATCAGTATTCCACTTATTATCTGTAGCAGCAGTCCAATAGTCTCCTTTAGTATCTACAAATGTAGTTTCTGAATCAGTTAAGCCATCCAATATAAAACCAAATGGAGCCATATCCTGCTCGATAGCTTCTCTTTGATCTTCAAAAATTCTTTTCCTAACGTCATTTGATGTAAGCTCTCTAAAGTAAGGTTGAGTAGATAACCAAGAGAAAATTACGAGACACATTGCCAAGTCATCATTGCAACCTTCCTCAGCAGAGAAACTGTCACTCTTTTGGATAAATGTAGTTAACTCACTGATAATATCATAATCTGGAACTAAAAGTTTATCATCTTCAATCATTGCTTTTAGGTTGGCACAGCCATACTTTTTGACTGCTTTGGTCATCTTGACACCGAGTTGTGCCTTGTTGGAAAATCCAGTTCCAACAATCTGCCCTGCACGACCTTTCATTGCACACATCAGCAAATTATCGTACTCTAGATCAAACTGCAGGATATCTGCTACCTGACCACCAATATCATTGACTTCCACCAATACATTAGCATTATTGTAGTTTTTACCGACTGTATCTATGATATTGGGGAAGAGGATGGGTTTTATCTCATTATTCTTGTATTTTGCTACCATTTTATAAGGGATTGTAGTGACATCCATTACCACAAAGGCAGAGTAATCATTTCCAACTCCCCTAGCAACGTCAACGGTCATTACATAATCATGACCATCTATTGGCTCTTCGTATACATCTAATCCACCACTTCGTTTCAATGGATCTTCATAAACCATTGCACGAAGTTTATTAGGATTGATTAAAGTATCAACAGATCCCAGGAAGGTACATTCAAATTCTTGCTCAAACTGTCGTTGAGAAGTGTTTGCAATAGTTTCTTCTTTCCACTTCTGGTCTCTTCCTGGGACATCCCACCAATTAACTTCTAGTGGGGTATAACTGTTCTTTCCTCGTTCTGCATCATGCCAGAACTTATAGAACATGTTCATTCCATTTGGAGTGGAAATGATAATAACTTTGGTAGTCTTACCAGATGAAATAGTAGGATATACAGAACTAAAGAACTGTTCTGCAATATGGTTTGGAATGAACGCAAACTCGTCAAGGAAGATGATGTTAAAAGAGTTTCCTCGGACAGCAGATGATGAGGTAGAAGCAGCAATAATCTTGGATCCGTTCTCTAGCTCCAGTGATCCACGGTTCCAAGAACCCACGCCCTGCTGTAACCATTTAGGTAGATTTTCGTATGATAACTGCAATCTGGATAGAAGTTCCCTTGAGGTCTCTGCTTTGTTTGCAAGAATTGCGATTTTTACATTTGGATTGAACAAAGCGTAATGTAGCAGGTAGGAAACAACCGTAGTTGATTTTCCAGTCTGTCTTGGGAGCTTTGCGATATTAAATCTATGCCTATGAAAATTGTCGATCAATTTTTCTTGGAAGTCCCACATTTTAAATGGGACTAGACCTTCATCAAGAGAAACAATTTTGATGTATTTTTTTGCAAAGTAAATTGGATCTTCCTGGCATGTCAAATACTCTTCTAACTGTTCAGAAGTAAATTGTATTTGTACGTTAGAAGGTTTGAGGTTAGGATTACCTTTATAACTAGATCTTTCACTCATAATAAATTATTTTAATTTTGGTTTTTGCCAATCGGGACCTTTTAATTTTGCTTTTGCTGCAGATTGTTCTCCTGCACTTGTTGTTCTATCTGCAAGATTTCTAATCTTTGCTTGTCTCTTAGCAGCACTATGTCCAGAACCAATTTGAAAACTTACATTATCTGCCTCATTCATAAACTCAGAGAAAGACTTTGATTCACCTCTTAGTTGACGATAATGAGCTTTTAATTCTGCTCCACCAGAAGCTCTAGCACCTTTAAGCCAAGGATCTTTATCTGAATCATTTGGCTTATTAACTGGCTTGGTGCTTGATTTATACTTAACTTTTGACGAAGCTGGTTTGCGAGGCATATAGATTTTTCCACCACTTCCAGTTCTCTCGCCAGTATCTACTCTATTCTTCAATCTATCTACAATTCTGCTAAGTACTCCTTCATCAATTTTCTCATCTGATGCCAGATATTCTGCAGCAGTATCTACAAAGTCTGCAGCTCGTGTAATTTTTGATTGTACCCATGCAGGAAGTTGTTGATCAGATTTGCGAATAATTCTGCGAAGCATAGCAATAGATCTTTCCATCTGATCTAATTCAAGCTTTGCCATATACCCTTCATGGTCTTTTATTTTACCAGAAGCAATTTCTTTATGATCTTCGTTCATCTTTAATTGTCTGGTGTTCATTTCCCATGCACTGGGTCCATAGGAACATTCGGATTTAGTCTCCTTTTTTTCACATAGATGGCAATAACGAACTTCTTCTTTTTCTTCTTTGACGGATTTTTTTCCATCTTTCCATTGAGACTTTAGTTGCTTTTCCATTTTTAGTAAATGCTTGTAATAGTTAGGAAACTCAGCAATGTGTTGGAGAGCAATTCCATAAGCCTCGTCATGAGTGGTTACATGCTCTCTTTCTACAGTAGAACCGACTTCTGCCTGTCTAACAACATAATCAACAGAAACGCCATGTTTTTTGGCGATTTCTTTTTCTGTAGGAACTTTCTTTTTCATCTGCTAATTTCCTCCCAGTCCATAGAAGCAACTACAGTATCATTAGCACCATCAGAAGTAATGCTAAGTGTGAGTTCATAAGGAACTCCAGTTAATCCATTTCGTTCTAACTGGAATTTGAAGAGTGCTTCTTTTAGAATATCAACTTGAGTTACTCCTTGATTTGAAGCATTAAAAAATCCACTTGCTAGTATTCTTCCATCAGTAACAGAAGTTCCTGTGATATTATATTCAACTGAACTATCAGTACCAGCACTTACCCAAGAACCGCCATTCACAGTTCCACTTGCTCTCACCTGCCACCCATAAGCACCAGTAGAAATTGGCATCATAGAAATTGCTGTAAGAATTACAATAGCATCTAAATTAGTTGCTTTTAAACGCAATCCAACTACAGGATAATATGTTCCAGCAGTTCCTAATGTTCTTGGAGTATTAACTGGAATATTAACTGCCTGTTGCAATCCACGAAGTTCATAACCACCTTCGGAAATGACAGTAGAGCAAACTTGCTTCATCGTACTACTACCACTTGTGGCACCAGTATTAGTAAGCTCATATCTCAATGGAAGTGATGCTGTTGTGATATAAGTTGATGCAATTGCATTTGCATGGTGGAATGAATGACAGAGGATAAACTGTCCGTTTATTACAAATCCCATTCTTACAGTACCAAGTCCTAACCACTCGATATCCATCCAAAGAATTTGTGCCTTAGTAATATCTAATGTAAGACCAGACGGACCAGTACCATTTAACTTATCACCATTCCAATTTGCCTGTGCTACTTCTGTTTGAGTTCCAGTGGATAAACTCCTTTCCACAAAGTAAAGTGTTGTTCCATTAATCTCAAAATACATTCCATTGTCGGCACCAAAATATCCAACTCTCTGTCTCAAGTTTGCTTTTGGTGTGGCAGGAACAAATGTATTCATCACAAGCAAAGATTTACCTGGCTGATACGAAAATACTTTTGTGGTCTCACGAATAATCTGTGTTCCAGAAGCATTATTCACTGTTAGATTAATCAGACCTTCATTAGCACTAAAAGTAGCAGAAGCAGTGCCAGTAGTAGCAGTTGACCACAGGTTATTATCTCTGTATCTGTGGGAACTATCAAACAGAGTAAGAGGTGCTGATACTCTTTGACGACCAAAAGCATCCGTAGTTCCTGTCGGTGAAGTGGTTACAAATGTTCCTGTTACCGGAATTGGATTGTTGGCATCATTCTTAATTTCCACTTCTGGCATCGTGCCGATATTAACACTACCAGATACTGTTTGAGTTGCTGGAAAATTAGATACAGAAACACTCAAAGCACCACCATTATCATTCTTAATGGGAATACCCTGAGCAGTTGTATTGTTTACTTTAACTTCTGTTCCTACATTTACTGTTCCAGTAATGGTAACACTTTCTGTTCCCAGAGAAACATGAAGTGGGTTGCTTTGGTCAATAGGGTCGCCATCCTTATTGGCAAGCATCACTACTTCATACTCATCATTATTATCACTAGCTAGTGATTGGTCTGAACGGTAAAACTTTGCCATCTATCAACCACCAACAATTTGAATTTCTGTTGCATATACTTTAGCACCACCACTTCCAGCAATTGTAGCATACTTAAGACT